GATTTTATCTTGTTCGTTTTTAGGTTTCTTTTCCATATTGGGCACATATTAAGTTACCCAATATTTAATGAGATTACCTAATAGCAATCATCTTTGGTTTCCGTTCTTCTGGAACAATTCGTTCCATACTAATAGATAAAATTCCATTAGTATAATCAGCAGAACCGATCACAATGTTCTCTGAAAGCATGAATTTGCGTTCAAAATTACGAGAAGCAATGCCGTTCCAAATCCACTTTTTATTTGTACGTTCATCTCGTTTATCGTCTTTCTTACCTGACACAATAAGTTGATTATCTTTCACCTCAATTGTGATGTCAGATTTATCATACCCAGCAACAGCAAGCTGAATCATAAATTGATCAGGCTCTACCTCAATGATATTATACGGCGGGAATGTTTGTGAGCCGGATGCTGAACTCTTACCTTCATAAAAATAATTCAGTTGGTCAGCAAGTCTGCTAGCACCAATAAAATCTTTATAAAGATTGTTGAGAACGTCGGGATTAATATAAGCCATTTTAAACTCCTTAAGCAAGTTTAGTTTTATTACCACAGACCCCTAAGGCATCTATGGATTCACAGCATTATTGCTGTAAATTCTTTGGTCGGTTACCTAGTGTATATTTTGCAATAAGTGACCATTCTTTTTTCTCTTTAAACGGAATAATCTTAATTTCGGATGCTTCCGTCAAAAACTCAATATCAGATCTATTTAATATAGAACACAACTTCCATTGATCTAAAAATTTTGTAATTGTATTTCTACGTCTATAATCATCTTCCGATATATCTGCCTCTTTTCCATCAAGCAAAAATAATTCTTTAAAATGTACTATCGAATAGTGACCCTGTTTATGTAGAATATGACATGTCTGAAATAAAGTTTTATTCTTTTTAGAAGGTATACCTATTCTAGTTAGTGTTTCTTTAATTAACAAAAATGAATCTGGTTTATCAAGTAAAATTTCTACTCCGATACTAGGTTTTTGTTCTTTCATTATTATTTTTTCCACCATGTTTTCTCAGTTCGGCTTCAATAACTTCCGAGCCAAGTAATTTATAAATTTCTGTACCACGCTTAGTAGAAACGTTCAATCTTGAACAAATATACTCTACATAATCAGTATTTAAGGTAGAAGATTCTTTCTTGGACCACATTTTTTGGAATGATCTATTCCGAGGGACACCTTTTAGATAAAAATCATATTGGATTTTTTTATCAAGCCCAAAATATTTATCCATACATTCGGCAAACAAAACAGTTCGCTCTGAATTAGAAAAAATGCGATTCACCATGAATGGTGTGTATTCTTTATTGAAGAATTCATCTGTGGTGAACAAATTCTCTTTTGTTTGTAGAATACTTTTGGCGATATCAAATGGCGACATAATTATTCAAAAAGATTAGATTCAAATTCTGCAATGTTTTCAACAGTTTCGCGTGCGTCTGTAATCCGAGTTTTCGCTATATCAAAGTATTTTTGATTCATTTCAATACCTATAAAATTTCTATTGAGATTTGCACATGCCACACCAGTTGTTCCAGAACCCATACAATTATCTAAAATTGTATCTAATTCATCCGTATAAGTTTCTATTAAAAATTCCATCAATCTTACTGGCTTTTGTGTAGGGTGATTGTTATTTTTATTATTATCTCTTGGAATACTAATTAGATTATTTTTTGTACTATGAGTATAATATGCTCTAATCCTATTACCGTCTTCATCATACCCAGTACCAGATACTCTTGACGAATCGCTCTTTGTTATCGGCAAAACATGACTATATGGTTTGCTGAGTTTTTCTCCTTGATACTTATACTTTGGTTGTTTTTTATAAAAAACTACTACATCTTCCGTCATTCGAAGAGGTTGTAATTTACTAATAGGAAATCCAGTGCCTCTTTCTTTTAACCAAATCCAACAATATCTATACAGAGACATATTAGAGGAAATTAAAGCTGTAGTAAAAGGTTGTGCCGCCATTAATACTATTGGTGCTGTATCTTTTGCTATTCTGGAATATTGTTCCCATAATTGGTCGAACGGAATTACTGTATCCCAGGCACATGCAGTTGTCCCATATGGAAGATCGCACAGAATCATATCAACAGAAGAACCAGGAATCATCTTCATTACTTCAAGACAATCACCTTGGTGTAATTCATAATTCATTGAAACTGACAATCACGCATCACTTGCACACAAAATGCCGCGGCATTTATCTCAAGATCAATTGAGAATGCAGCTTTGAATTGTGCTTCACCAATCAGAAGAATTAACTGCGGTACAGATTGTGGGATAAGCATTGTTGAAATCTTATCATAAAATAACCGATAGAACTGAGATGCATCCATCTGGTTATTTGCAATCCATTGACGCACCTTAGTAAAGGATTTTTCCTTCAGATGAGTTGCAAGATCATTAATACCAGTATCATCAATCGTAGCTAAAATACCAGAATCAATTTCACCCGATGAAGAATATCGTTGAAGTTCTACAATTGTTTTACGAAAGTCTGGAAAGTTTTTCTGTACCAGCGCGGCCACAGTCTTTTTATCATACTTAACAGTTTCGGTGTCAAGAATTTTGCATGTAGATTTAAACATCTGCGACATAGCAGATTGTTTTTCTTCCTTGGAGAATTTAAAGTCAATCCGAGTCAGACGTGACTGTAGCGGAGAAATAATACGTTCTGGGAAATTACATGTAAAAATAAAAATAGCATTTGAACTAAATTCATCCAAAAATCCACGAAGCGCGGGTTGCACAGAATTACAATTATGTGCAATAATTCCGTTTGAAAGAACAAATTTCTGTGTTCTGTTAGTGGTAACATCATACACAGGTTGTATACCACAACTAGTAATTTTAACTATTTTTTTCATTTTTTGTCTTTCTTTGACCATCTATTATTCTCACCTATTTTATTGTTTCGAGATTCAACTTTAATTCCCGGTAACCACCCATCTGGAACAATTTCATTATCTTTGAACGATTTATAGTAAGATTTGTCAGGGGAGGTATAATATTTTGAATTAGATCTAGATCTTTTAACGGATTCTGATATTTTTTCTCTTGTTTCATCCGAACAATTTTTTGCTGTATTTGAAATTTTAATTAAGGCTTCTTCTGTGTGCATTTTTTCCTTTTTCCAAATATCCCCAATTTCTTCTATTTTAACCATTTTAGTTTCATTTGTAAAAATATTTTTCGCATAGACTTTTCCTAACTTTGTTTCTCTTATTTTTTCACCTTTTAGTTTGGAAGCTTCAGGAGACATTACTTTTGGTTTTCTATTTTTTGGATACGGTTTGTTTGGAATCGATATTATTAATTCAAAAATTTTTTTGTATAAATTTATTATATTGTTATAGCATTTTTTATGGTTTTTAAGAAAATCTATGTGTCTCGAAACCATAGCTAAATTTGTTATTTTATTATCTATTATTGTTTGAATTGATAAAGATTTTCTATGAGGTTTAATTTTACTCAATAAAAACAAAATATTTTTTTTTAATTTAGTAGCAGAACCATTTTTTCCTATTTTGAACAATGTTTCTTTGGTTCTATTTTTGGCACCAATAGATAGTCTATGTTTGATCTCTGGTCTTTTAGATGGATTTAGATCACCATACATAATAGGCCAAAAAGCTGGAGCCCCATATGTTTTATTCAAAAATTTTAATCTTAATTTCTTATACCTACAAACTCTCTTTAGAAACTTAGATTCATGCTGAATGGCTAATAATTTATCGGAAAAAATTTTTCTTACTTTAAATTCAAAATCATCTATGCCATAAATCTTTATCAAATCTTTGACGGTTTTGGATGATGAAAAATATGTGATACCAAGACATTCTGGCGTCTGATTGTCTGCATATTTTACACCATAATACCATTTCCCTGTAGATTTTTGTTTTATTGAATACGTAAACGGAATAGTTTGACTTTGCATATATTTAGATGAATGAGTTTATCTAAATATATTTAATAAAATTAGAAATGTACGGCTTTTAAATAAACACCCTCGTCAATACAAACTTCATTCATTTTTTCATCAAAAAACTTATGATCTTTTGTACAATACATAGAACTTCCATCTTCAAATTCTACTTTAAAAATTTCTGCTTCCCCTGACTGAAATACAATTCCAGAATCAATTGTATTTTTTCCATTTTCAACCGAAAGTAAATCTATTTCTTTGCCGCAAAGCTCTCCAATCGGTTTAGAAATAGTTTCTCCGGTTTGATCAATTAACATTATTTCTTGAAAAGCAGAAAAGCAATTTAAATAATCTGCCTCATCAAGTACAACGATTTTCTTGGAATCTGTAAAAGAAACCGTAGAAACGAACTGAGTAATTTTAGTTCTCAGTGTATCGATTCCAGATTCTAAACTAGCATTAATAAAAAGAACATCTGCATCTAGAAAACTTGAAATAGCATAGGCACATGTAGTTTTACCTGTACCTGGAGGTCCACAGAACAAATAATTTGGAAGCTTACCAGATTCTAATTGTTCCTTCAACATCTTTTTAACATTACTGGGAAGTACCGTATCATCAATGGTCTTCGGCCGGAATTTTTGTTCCCAAACTAGATCTTCAAAACTCATAATAAACTTTCAAATATGTATTGGATCCTATACCTAGGTATAATTTGTACACATAGATAGGTACTTTTGTACCTATTATGTAATCATCTATGAGTATAATTACGCCCAGGTAGAATTCTTTTCGCAAGCAGCAAAGAATTCATAGCTAATCGTTTTAGAAACAAACTGTGCAATTTTCTTGGAACTAAGATTCACAGTGTAGATTGATGGAGGCATTTTCAAATTTTCCAACTTGATGTAAGATGAAAAGGTTTGATCTGTATCACCGACTTCAATCGCAAATGTATTAGAAGAAGGATTCTTGGGGTCCAAAACAGTACAAGTAATCGTTGAACCATCACCTTGAATAAGCAAATCGGTAGCGGAAAGAACTGAACCGGCCTTTAACAGAGATTTAAGATCTTCTTCGGGCAATTCAAAAGAAGCATCGGTCTTTGGCATTTTAATAGCCTTGTCTGGATAATCCAGAACCTCAGGCGAGGCAAAGACATACTGAACTTTATTCTTACCCTGAGAAATTGTCAGAGAATTGTCATTAAAAGTAAACTCTGGATCTGTGAATAGAGAAATCACCCCAAGCAATTCTGGAGCATTGTATACACCAAATTCTTGGGGGAATTCATCTTTGACTGTCGCGGTCACAAAAATATTCTTGGCTACAGTCCGTGTAGTAAGAATATTGCCAGCTTTGATCAAAATGTTTTGGTTAATAGCGGAGAAGTTACGCAAAATATCCAAGGTATCACGAGATAATTTCATTATAATATATCCTTTAAGTTGAAGATTAATCTATTTTATAACAATAGATTAAGAAGTAAAATTTATTTGTACCATGATGGCGCCTGTCTAGAATTAACTTTACCAGACCAGTTTGCCAAGTGACGTTTGTGTGTCATATAATATTTTCGGTATGATTCTACCA